AGATAGTTGAAAAGAAATCAGACTTACAGAGTTTGATTCTAAATGGCACGAAAAGCTTTGATGAATACAATTATTTGCGTGGTCGATACAATTCCCTCGATGACGTAGATCAAGAAATAAGGGAGTTGCTGAAAAGGATGGGTGAAAACGATGACAAAGGTAGTAGTACCTGAACATATCGCAAAAGAAGTAGAGAAAGAAAATAAGGAAAAGAAAGCAAAAACAGGATGGGACGCTAATGGTTCTCCAGTAGAAGAAGCTTACGTTAAATCTGAAGAAAGAGTTTTAGATCCAACACTATTAGATAAATCATTTTTGGAACGTATGCCGAATCCGTCTGGATGGCGCATGTTAATACTTCCATACAGAGGCAAGGCCGTTACGAAAGGCGGTATTGTATTAGCCAAAGAAACCATTGATAGAGAATCGTTAGCTACTGTTGTAGCTTATGTTATTAAAATGGGTCCTTTATGCTACTCAGATAAAAATAAATTTGGCGATCAACCCTGGTGCCAAGAAAAACAATGGGTATTAATTGGTAGATATGCAGGAGCTAGGTTCAAACTTGGTGACGATGCAGAGTGCCGTATCATAAACGATGACGAAGTTATCGCAACAATAGACGACCCTGACGATATTGTCAGTGTTTAACATGAGGAGGAATCATGCAAGAGTCTGAAAAAGTTGAAGCAATTGAAGATAAAGCTTTAGAGCCTACTGAAATTGTTGAGCTTGATGAAGAAGTAAGTTCTACTGAAGAAGCACCAATAGAAGATATATCAAAAGAAGAATCAGTCAAAGACAAAGAAGAAGACGAGCTAGTTGATTATTCTAAAAGCGTAAAGAAACGTATTTCTACGTTGACTAAAAAAATGCGTGAACAAGAACGTGCTGCTCAATCTGCTTTTGAATATGCTAAGAACTTACAAGCTGAAAATGAAACGCTAAAGAAAAATAGCTCTGAATTAAATAAGAACTATCAATCTGAAGCAGAAAACAGATTAAAATCGCAACGTGCGCAAGCCAATGCTGTTTTGAAATCAGCTTACCAAGATCAAGATTGGGATAAAGTAACTAAAGCTCAAGATATATTAGGTAAAATTAATTTAGAGGAAGGTAAGTTAGCTACTTCTAAGATGACAGTGCAACCTACTGAAAACTATCAAAATTATCAAGAGCCTAAAGCTCAAATTCAAGCTCAAGCACCTAAACCAGACCCAAAAGCAGAAGATTGGGCAACCAAAAACGATTGGTTTGGGGAAGATGAGACAATGACTTTGGCTGCTTTTAACATTCATCGTAAACTTATTGAAGAAGAAGGATTTGATACAACTGATCCTATGTATTACACTCAAATAGACAAACGTATGCGTTATGAGTTTCCACATAAGTTTAGCGATGGTGGGGAAGCACAGTCCAAAGGGAGAATACAGCAAACTGTAGCTCCTGCTGGAAGAAGCGAAAGCTCTGGTAGAAAACGACAAGTTAAGCTAACCAAGAGCGAAGTTGAAATGGCGAGGCGTTTGAATGTGCCTTTAAAAGAATATGCTAAACACATTAAAAGGTAGGATAATATATGAGTAATAAAGAATTGAATAACGATGCGCAAGCATCACCCAACAGAACTTCACGTTCTGCCGAAACACGAGCTAAAAGTACCGCTCGCAAACCCTGGCGACCCCCATCAATGTTGGAAACGCCACCTGCATCTGAAGGTTATTCCTACAGATGGATAAGGGCTGAGATCGTTGGACAGGAAGATAGAAAAAATGTAACTTCTAGGCTAAGAGAAGGTTTTGAACTTGTTAAAGCTGAAGAATTAGATGGTTTCCAACTTCCTACGCTTGACGATGGAAGGCACGCAGGTGTTGTATCCGTGGGTGGTTTGTTATTGGCTAAGATTCCCAATGAAACGCGTGATGAAAGGAACGCCTACTTTCAAGGACGCGCTCAAACGCAACAAGATGCGGTTGACAATGATTTAATGCAAGAATCTGATCCAAGCTCTCCGATCTTACGACCAGAGAGAAAAACAAGCGTAACTTTTGGCGGTGGTAATCGTGAATAATGATTATTACTATTTTATAAATAATTAAAAAGAAAGGAATGTATTATGGCTAATAATGATGCAGCTTTCGGTTTAAGAACAGTTGGCAAATTAGGTTCAAGTCCACAAAACGGTGGATCTACTGGATATAAATTGCTAACTGGGACAACTGGGGCGATATTCTCAGGGGATCCAGTAAAAATGGTAAGCACAGGTGGCATTGCAGTAGCAGCCGCTGGTGATACTTTATTGGGTATCTTTAGAGGTGTGCAGTATACAGATAGCAGTGGAGATGTAATTTTTAAATCTCATTATGTAACTGCAACAGCAGCAGATGATATGGTAGCTTTGGTAGAAGACGATCCAAATTCACTTTTCGAAGTGCAATGTGACGGCTCTATGGCTACTACAGCAATTGGTAACAATGCGGATATGGCAACATATGCTGCAGGATCTACTAAAACTGGTATGTCAGCAGTAGAGATTTCTTCTACTACAGGTACTAGTACTGCGCAATTTAGAATTGTTGGGTTCTCTCAAGATCCTTCCAACTCTACAACGGGTTCCGCAAACATTAATGTTGTGGTTAAAATTAACGAGCATTTCTATGCTGCAGCGGCAGGGGTATAAATAATGGCTATAAATAGAAGTCAGCTCGCTAAAGAGCTAGAGCCTGGTTTAAACGCCCTTTTTGGGATGGAATATTCTAGGTACGAAGCAGAACATGCTGAAATTTTTGATACAGAATCATCAGACCGAGCGTTTGAAGAAGAAGTATTAATTTCAGGTTTCGGTAACGCTGAAGTAAAAACTGAGGGAGCAGGTGTCAGATTTGACAATGCTAACGAAGGTTATACTTCTCGCTACACTCACGAAACTGTTGCACTTGCTTTTGCATTAACAGAAGAAGCTGTTGAAGATAACCTATATGACCGTTTAGGAGCTAGATATACTAAAGCTCTTGCACGTTCTATGGCTAACACTAAGCAAATCAAAGCTGCTGCTGTATTGAACAACGCGTTCTCTACAACTGGTGGTGACGGTAAAGTATTGATTGCAACTGACCACCCTCTAGGTGGCGGTGGCTCACTTGCTAACCGCGCTACTACAATGGCAGATTTGAATGAAACTTCACTCGAAGACGCGCTAATTAATATCAGCACGTTTACCGATGACCGAGGTTTGGCAATTGCTTTGAGAGGAATGAAACTCATTGTTCCACCTCAACTTCAATTTATTGCTGACAGATTACTACAAACTCCAGGGCGAGTAGGAACTTCTGACAACGATATCAACGCTGTTAAAAACATGGGAATGATACCTAATGGTTATGTTGTGAATCATTATCTAACGGATACTGATGCGTTTTTCATAAAAACGGATTGTCCTGATGGATTCAAGCATTTTGAAAGATCACCAATGCAAACTGCATTAGAGGGAGATTTTGACACAGGTAACATGCGTTACAAAGCTAGAGAAAGATATTCATTTGGATATTCTAACTTTAGAGCTGTATACGGTTCTCAAGGTGCTTAATTTGAACCCCCAGTAGGGTTTTTTACTCAACTACTGATAAAGGGAGCTTCGGCTCCCTTTTTTTTGTTTCATTTTTAATCTTATCTAGTATACAATCAGATGAACTAGGATAATTTTATTTGTTCTATCGACTGACCTAGCAGACAAGCCGAGACAATAGAACTTATTTCCGTAGGAGGAAATTATGGCAAATTCGACTTTTACTGGATCAGTTCGATCCGAAAATGGTTTTAAAACCATTGATGTAGCAGCATCAACAGGAGCCATCACTGATGGTTTAGTAATTAACGCAGACGGTAATATCTTTACTGATGATGGTGGACATGTTCAATACGCAGCAGCAACAGGATATGGCCCAGCCGATTTTATCGTAGGTAAAGGCGGAAGCCAATACGGTACAGTTGACCCGTTTACTTCAGGACTTACTAAGTTATTTCCATTAGGCAGTAGATTGCTTTACGGTAATACTGTTTATGCTTATGGTAGATTAGCAGCAACAGCCGTTACAGCAGGTAAATGTGTAACTCACGCGGCTTCAATCGCTCATCACTTTGATTTAACTCCAACTGCAGGCGTAGCCGCAGGTGAAACAGCTATATCAGTAGAAACTGCTGGTACAGACATAACGCTAAATCAATATGCAAATGGTTATCTTTATGTAAATGACGCTGCAGGTGAAGGTCAAATGCTTAGAATTAAATCTAATCCAGCACACGATCATTCAGCAGACCCTTCAATTGTTATTACTTGCTACGATGATTTAGCAACAGCAATAA